GTAACTGGACCCTGGTTTGCCGTACTCCAGCATCTTATTATGTCGCCTCATTAGAGGAGGCACCAGTGGTACCATGTCCTTGCCGTGACGATACTGAGTCACTGGCACCTCGTCTAAAATCTTTAATCGTCCACATCTGGGCGCTCCAAACGTGACGATTTGAAAAGGCTTAATTTCATCTCGCATCAGCAGGGCACCCACTATAAGGGCCACAGCACCACCAAGGGAATGCCCAGTGAGTTCTATATTCTGATGGTCAATACCATACTCTAGGCATGTCGAAGTTACTTTGTTGACCAGTCGTTTAGATGCTCTGAGAAATCCAGCAGGGCACCAGCCTAATTCTTTAGTCCATAAGGGTATTATACGTAGGTCTCTCAGGGCATCTAAAGGCTCATCAGTTCCCCTGAAAGCGAAAACATTCTTCTTAACGACGACTTCAATATTCGCCTCTTCAAAGTCTGACCTTCGATAACTCTCTTGACAGATCTCACTGAGTTCCTGATGACTAGCCATCGTCGTCACTCGGCCAGAGTCGAATGCCTAGTCGGGCACGATCTGCATTATCCTGTTCCAGTTGTTCCAGGGTCTTCCCACAATCAACATGTGCGTTAGCCCTTACAAACTCAAATGCTCCATCGACAAAAGGAATGCCATCGGGGATCTGAAACGATGTTGTTTTAGTCGTACACTCAGGGATAGCCGCACAGGATGTAAGGAATAAAGTGAAAACAAAAAGTACGTGTTTCATAACTTTTACTCAAATAAAAATGTGTTCTCGTTAACCATTCTTGGTATGCAATAAGCAGTTACGTTTTTGTTTCGAGTGTATCTTTTGTTCCTTGGCCCGATTCTACTTTCTTCAATAGCAAGAGCAAACTCGTTACAGCGGTAGATGTTTCTAAATAACATCCTGTCATCTGATACTGTCTCCCCACTAACGATAACAACAAGCAAAAATGCTAGAACCACGGCTCCCGTTTGCCGCCGTCATAAGGTCGTAGATGCCCTTCTTTAAGAAGAGTATCAAATAAATTTTTACGACCATCGTATAGAATTCCCAGTACTCTACCGTATTTACCTACACCATAACTTTGTATATGTAAGTCGGCTTCATCAAGAAGTTCTATGAGCCGTGCTTTTGCACGTAAACCTGCTTCTTTTTCTCGTTTGTTTCTCGTGCGTGATTCGGCACTATTTACGCCGTAGAATCTAATTTTTGTCCAGTAGTGAATTTTAAAACCCAAATCCAGGGTACACGTAATAGTATCCCCATCTATAACTCTATCTAGTTCTGCTGGATAGAAGTAAGGATTAGATTTTGTTTTCATTGTTTATAGGCTTCGTTTTCTGGGGTGTCGGGATCGTCAGGAATGTAACGACCTTTTGTATCTCTGGCTCGTTCTTTTTCAAGCTCTGAATCGGATTCTTTTGAAGGCTCTTTTGGGCTAAAAAAATCAGCTAACCAGCTAAGTACGCTCATGTCCATATCTTTCCTAGATTAGGTAGAGACATTATAGTAAAGGGTACTAAAAAAGAAAGGCCCAGCTTTTACACTGGGCCTAAGTGGGGGTACAAATGTAAATCTACTCACTCACCGATGTTTAGAAATGGAGAACTAAACACCTCTTATGCTATACACTTTTGTTGGTCGGTGCAAACCCCTAAGATATAGTCTGATATGTCCTTGATTTTTATACACTTTTCAAGGAATTCCCCTTTTAAAATAGGAGTATCCCACTCTTTTTCTTTCAAAATTAGTGCATTTTTATCTTCTGTACCGACAATAACTACAACATTGTGGCCTAGATTTACAAAGTTATTGAGCCATAGGACTTGTAGTCCACTTAGATTAATTTTTACAGGTGAGGTACTTCTAGCTGGGAGTTTGGGGATGTATTTGTATTCTGCAAAGAGGATGGCTTTTTCACCAGCGTACATTGCATCTGGTACGCCGCTTGTATAAGAGTCGTGAATTTTCCACCTGTATAAATTCGTAGGTAGTTTTTTATGTACTGCCCTGACGAATCCGTGTTCGTTCATGGTGGAAGTTTATTATGCAATTTGTTTAAAAACCAAAGAGCTTTTTCTATGTCCTCTCGTGGGTTTTTAGGATTCTTGTGTTCAAACCGCCAAAGATACTTAAACACTGAACCTTTTAAGTAACCTATGAAAGCTTCATCTGTCATACAGGCTTCAATAGCATCAATGCATTCTATGTCACCTTGATAATGCGGTGGGTGATTAACCCAGTCTGTCACTTAACGCCCCATTGACAAGAAGGGTTATCGCCATCTTTGTAACTGCACCAACGACATGCTTGTGGGCTTGGGGTAGGCTCAAAAGTTTCTTGGGTCGTCATAACTACAGCACGGTTATGCCAGCCAGCAGTGAAGTGCATAGCTTCATTACGGGTGTAGAATTTCTTAGTGGTTTGTCCTTTATCGAGATACCATAGTTCAGTTTGAATAGCTTCGATATTAGGATAACGGTAACAAGCAGCAATAGCATAGAGAAGGCACTGTTGCCCATGAGTTATCTCATTGCCCCATTTTTTACCCGTCTTGTAATCTATGACTCTTACTGAGTTATCGTCTTCAAAGACAATAGCATCGAGTTTTACTCTGGCCCAGGTGTCTTTGCCTACCCAACCAGTTGGTTCCCAGTCCAGAGTAAAGCCCCATTCTCCTTCGAGTTCAACTTTAGCTTCTGTATAAAGAGTACGAAGTTGCTCAAAGTCGTCTTCAAATTTCTTTAGGGTATCAGGCATTTCACCTAATTCACCTTTTACGTAGGCTTCAGCTTCTTCGTGGATTGCTGATCCACGGGCAGCGGCAGGATTTGTTGGCTCCGGTATCTTCTGTACTCGGCTCAGAAAAGCACGGAAAGCACATTCTTCAAAGACCTTTAAGGCTGAGAAACTCCACGTAGGAAGAGGCCCAAATCCTTCAGGTTTTTTAAAAGGTAAACTATCTACGGGTATCAGTTTCATTTACTTCATCTGAATAAGAATGGAATCTTCCTCTTCAAAGTATTCCTTCGCTAAATAGTTAGCGTCCTTTTCAGAGGTGACCCATTTTATCACAACTCCTCTGACAGGATTAGTATCTCTGCCACCAAGTGCAGGGCGTTTTCTATTTTCTGTATCAATATGATTTTTATTTAGTTGTTTCTTAAACTGTCTTTGGTTAATGATTGGATTATGTTCAGTCATTACATGGTAAACAGCACGGAGATGTTCCGCTGGGACAATGCTGTAACTAGCGTCATTTACTCTATCAGCGATCCATGCCTTTACATAACGTTGTGCTGTCATAATCCTACCGCCATCCATAACGTTGGTAGGGTTTATCTCTAATACATCAGCAAAGAATCCTAAGTCACCTGCTTTTATTGAGCTACAGAATTCTTCAAAGACAGACATGCTAACAACTCTCATCTGTTCTTTAGCGGCATTATCAATTGCTACACGAGTTGCTAAGTACTTATCGTATTTGAAACCATGAAGTATCCCTGCAAAACCGTATAGTTCTTCTTCAACTTTATCTAGGTTATCAATTACTTCAGGATGTGCTTCTTCTAAAGCTGTCTCTTGCCGTGGTGGAATATTGTAACGCCTGTCTGTTACTTCAAGATTAACTGCATCTGGTCTGTTCGTTAGAAAGATATAGTTCGTGTAATTAGGGGGTGAAGTCTGATTACTTCGCATAGCCCTGATTGTAATTGCTTCGTCTGTAATATCTGACTTTAGTTGGTCAGCAACTCGTTTGATTCCAGTTGATGCTGAAGCCATATGAAACTCATCAACAATAAGAAATAAAGCGTGACGCATGTATAAATTGAAATTTTCTTCTATGTTCCTAAGAGTTCTCATAGGTACGTGTTCAGAACCAAAGAGTGGCCTTAGAACTTTAGAGTAAAAGATGCCTTTACCTGTGCCTTGTACACCTCCAAGCACCCAGGCTTTTGTTGTCTTCTGTCGGGTTTGAAAAATGTAAGCCATCCAATTAATGAACCGTTCAAATTCTTCTTCACCGTTTCCTAAGATGTGGCTAATGATTGTGTACACCAGAGGGCAACTCTTTTTTAATTTATGAGCGTCCCCGTATTTTAATTTCTTCTTATGGTTTTCTGCTTGAAGAAAGTATTCTGTTCTCCGGTACATATTGACCCAGTAAGGTGCAGCCGTCATGTTAATCTGATTCTTTATCGCAGTCGGGTCAAAAAATATTGTTGCTTCTGGGATAAAGTCCGGGGGAGGATGACCATGTGACAACATGAAAGATTCTACAGAGCCTTTCGTTGTTGGGGTTAACGGGAAGTCATCAGAGAACTGATCCAATACTGGATCAAATAGCCCGTTGTAATAAGTGTCTGTTGAGAAATCCCGCATAACCACAGGGTAACGGCTGATGCCCATCTCTTGCTGTTTCTCTTCGTACATCTCAAAAATAGACAGATAGAAATCTTGATCAGCTTTTTCAATTGAGAATATTGGCTCCCCTTTAAAGTTATACATGTACGTAGGAGAGTTCAGCTTAAAATAGTAGGCATTACTATCACCACCATTTACGTTACATCTTATGTATGGCAGGTTTGTATCGTCAGCTATAGTGATCGACATCTTGTCAGGGTTTTGCAGGACTTCTTCTATCTGCATTCCAACTTTGATGTTTTTTATCTGGCTGTTTTTCTTTGATAAGCCAGCTTCTGATCTCAATCTAGTTTTAGTTTCAACGCTTTGTTGATGACAACTCTCTGGATTTATATCGTTCATAAATACAGCTAGATCAATGTGGTGCTTCTTACGTTTGACTAGAACAATCCTGTCATCTTTTGAATCAAATGGATCATCTTCTTTTGGATCAAATATTGGTGGAGCAATAAAAACAGTTTTACTATTGTCAGAGATGCTAACGTCTAGTGGGTAAGCTAGTGATTGTCCATTGCTGCTAAGGGTTAAGTTGTTCTCAAAAAGATCAGTCTCATAGTTCATGTACTGTAGCCATAGCTTCAATGCTTTAGGTGGCATTGGTACAGTGAGAAACATGAATATATGAATCGAGACTTTACTTGGATCTAAGCCAAACGAAGCAGATGCTTGTGCAATATAGCTTGTCTCCTGAAAAGCTGGCGGCATCTGGTCCAGTATCTTTTCTGCGAGGGACTGTACGTCACCACTATTTAGATTTTTTTGGCGAATAGCTGTGTTTGGGACAAGTAATTTATCTATGTCCAAGACAAGTAGTTGTGTGTATTCCATACGATCAGTTTTTTTCGCACGGCTTTCATTGGTGAGTGGCTCTCGTAGATTACCTTTAAGTAAACAGTACCCCTTGTTAGAGTAATCTCTTACATACTGTTCTAAAGTCATTAGTCCTGTCTCGTCAGCAGCTATTGTGTGCTCGTGAGAAGTTACATTTTTGACCATTGGATAATTTTTGATGCCATCCCTTGAAATTTGCTTCGATAAAGCAACTCCATTTGTTGCTTCAAGGAATGTGATTTTCATTTAGCCTCCTTGTAAGATTCGGCTCTGTCTATTTTGATAGACACATCTGCGTTAAAAGTTAGTTTTACAGTGCGATCTGATACCTTGCTTACTTTTATTGTCGTTATAACTTTCTTACCGTCATGTATGACGACACTTTGATCAAGTTTTCTTGAGAGCACTAATCGAGACATATTATTTACTGTATGAAGTGTCGTACCCACCTTCTGCGTCTAAGGGAATATCTTTACACCAGTCTGGTGCGGTTTCTGTCATACAGTTAATAATTTGTTGCATTAAGTCATCTGGGTTTTTGTCTGGCCCGACAACAACAATTTCATCATGTACAGTTAGTGCAATTTTAGCTTCTGGTATTGTTTCTTGAATACGGATCATACTGTCTGTGATGATGATTCTGGACATGGCTTGGACTACGTTTTCAGTAATCCTTCCACCCCAAGTTCTCTCTACCCCTCGTCTGGTATTGTAAGCTAACCCTCCATTTTCTATTCGTAAACGAGGGTAATGAATCGACATACCGTTAGGTAAGACTATCTCTCCTCTCTTAAAAGTTAAAGCATTTCTGAAAAAATAAGGCCACGAATCACTTAATCTTTCTGCCAGTATGTTTTCTAAGCTCCTCCATAAGTGAGGAATTTGTGAATAAGTCACTCGATAAGTCGTTACAATGCTTTGTGCTTCAATTTCTGATATTTCTAGTACAGGGCCACCGGCTCCAGAGGCTAAAGTGTCCTTAAATCTGGCGTGGCCCATGCCATAACCTAGTCCGAGGACTGCTGTTTTACCAACGAATCTTTCTGTTGGATTGTCTGCTTTGGTTATGGGTTTGTTGTATATCTTACTGGCAAAATTACTGTATACATCTACACCCTCTCTAAATTGTTCTAGTAGACTAACTTCTTTAGCAAGATGGGCTGTCATTCTAGCTTCAATATTAGACAAATCCGCTACATATACTAAGTGGTTATCAGGAGCAATTAAGCATTTTCTTAGCGTACTACCTCTTGGTAGGTTCTGGAAATTTATCTTTTGTTCACCACTGAATCGACCTGTGTGAGCGCCATAGTATTTTAATGGGACACTAATGGTGCCATCGTCGTGAGTAGCATCAATGAATCGTTTAGCCCGTGTTTCTGCTATACGAGACTTAACAGCTATTCGTGCGTCCCAGAGATTTTTATGCTCTGGATACATTTCTTGCAGTTGGTGAAAGGCTTTATCATTTTTACTAAAAGCTTCAATCATTTTTCCAGTAGTTGGTGAAATTTTTAATGGGATAGTCATACCCATGTCTTCAACAAGTCTGCCAAACTTTTGATTACTGGCAAGTACTTCTCTTGTAGCCCCAGAATTTTCTATAAGTTCCAGGGCTTGATCAATTTCTGACTCATGGAATTCATCAAGTTTTTTTGCATCAACATAGAGCACAGGTTCAGTAAACATACGGGCTGTTATGTCTACAATTTTTAGCTCATCCTCTGGGAAATTTTTAATGAGTTTTTCATAGGCCGCATAAGTTAGATCAACATCTTGGATGCAATAGTTACCAATTGTTTCATCTTGTTCTATGGATAGGTCTTCAATTCCCATGCAGGTAATTAGTTCTTCACCTTTACGCATTCTTTCATCTTTAGGCCAAAGTCTTACCGCCAGTGCTTTTAAGCTGGCGCTTTCGTGGGGCCATCGGCTTCTGCTTATTGCAGCAGTATCTATATAGAATTTTGGTTTAACGCCGAAATGTCTGGTAAGAATATAGCCATCAAACATAATGTTGTGGCAGATCAGTACATTATTTTCCCAGTCGATACCTTCAATAACATCTTTGGTAATATCTTCTGAGTACCATTCGGTTGAGGAATTGTTATATTTGATACCTACGCCCCAGACTTTGAAGCGCGGGTCATTTACATATTCAACTGTTGTTAATTTGTTGAGAGAAAAGTCTTTGTCGTAGTAGGTTTCAAAATCGAGAGTTATTTTAGGGTAGTTCAAAACTGCCTCCTGCAGCATAACGAAGTGGACGGATGTGCTAATACGTAAAGGAGATCCACAGAGGGAGTATCAGCACTCACAGATCCCGTCCGACCTGTCCCGTTCTTTTTATCTCCTAGAACGAGAAGCTACTATCTGACAACATTTCTTTGATGTCTTCAACTAGCTTTTCTGGTGTGTACATCGGGTTACCAGTGTCGCCACGCAATACATCAGAATCAAATATGAACCATGACTGATTATTTTTGTTACTTGTTTTAACACTTTTCACAGTCCAGACATAAGAGAAACGATGACCACCTTTACTGGTGATCTGTGTGTTCCAATTCCTTGA